CTAACTATCAAAATGTCAAGTTGGAGAGCTATGTTAATCTAACATCGACGTGATAATTTAGTCTAAGATAGAATCGCTATTATGTCTCGTCTACTTGACGAAATTCAAATGATAAATACATTTGAACTTGTGAATATTTATAAGATTTTGGAAAAATAAATGATGGATGAACTAATCCTTGATATGTCAAAGACTTACATCTATGAAGGTCTTGAATATATTTTGACAGGTAGAACTGCCAAAAAACGCGAAGATGCTAGTGCTCTCCCACAGCGCAGATCTAAACGAACCGCTGCCCGTGCTCCCAAGATTGTGCCCATGATGGTGGAGATACAATTATCCCCCAAAAGAACTGCACAACATCCAGAACCACCCAGTACTGAGAGGAAATGGGTAGAACTGAATGATCTGTATATGATAGATGATATGTTGGATGAGCCTGATGAGCCTGACATAGCTGAACCTGACGAACCTGACGTGGATGAACCTGACGAAGTTCCCATTCTTACCGGATGGCACAATGATATTTTTGAGGAGAACGACGATGACGATATCGATAATAGTGGCGATTGATGATGCTCTAGGCATAGGTAAAGATGGTGGTATTCCTTGGCATTTCAAGGAAGATATGCAGTTTTTTGCTAAAACAACAAAGGGTTCTACCTGTATTATGGGCAGGAAAACATACGATAGCATGGTGAAGGTGCTTGGAGAGCGTAAAGCCCTTCTCAAAGGCCGTCAGAGCATCGTTGTGAGCCGCAACCCCGAACTGATAACAATGGGTGCGGAACTAGCTAAAAGCCTCCCAGAGGCTCTCAAATTGGCCACAAATGAGTCTATATTCCTTATTGGTGGTGAGTCTATTTACACGGATGGACTATCCTTTGCCGACCACGTATATATTACTAGAATACCGGGATATTATCGCTGTGATGTATCTCTCACTGGTATTTTTGATTCATGGCGTGCCAATAGTGTGGGCAAAGACTTTAAAATAGAAACGTCACAACCATCAGAATTAGGTTCCAGTTTAATATACGAATGTTACAAAAGGAAACAAAATGAAATTTAAAGACACGCTGATTCTACATAAAAAGTTAATTGAGCGTTTGGGAGAGGATTTAGTATACTCTGTTGCCTATGATCAAGGGAACTTTTATTTGTCAATAAGCACCCATAGATCTGAAACCCAAAGATACACACATGGTAGAAACATGCAAACTGCCTTGCTTGAAAGAGATGAAGGCACCGTTGATGTGTTGGTTGAGAAGATAGTTGAGTTATATGGGAACATATTAGTTCCCATAACGGAAGAGGATTCGGTGAAGTGAAATGAAATTATCCCAAATCGTAACTGAAAAAAAGCAATCCCCAAAGAAGGGAACATACGTCGGGGTTAGACTTTCTAAAGAGTCAATAGAAAAGGTTTTGGATGTAATTGAAAAATTGAATGTGCCTGAACCAGTTGAAGAATCAGAGATACATCTGACTGTCATTCATTCTAGTAAGCATCTTCCTGATTTCAAACCACGCGGAAAGTTGGATGATCCAATTGAGATCAAGGCTAAAAAGCTGGACATTTTTTCTAGTGGTGATGAGGAAAATAACGTTCTGGTGGTGATAATGGATGCCCCAGATCTCGTTAATAGACACGAAGAAATCATGGATGAACACAAGGCTACCTATGATTTCCCTGAGTTTATCCCACATATGACATTATCTTATGATTGTGGGGATTTTGACTATAAGGGCCACAACATGGGGGAGCTTCTTGGCTCTCTGGAGATAGACAGGGAATACGAAGAAGAATTAGCATTAGATGGTAAGTACAAATGAGAATGAGCGGTAACCACCAAACAACATTCGCAGATTGGGCCAGAGCTGTTATTACGCACTATCCATATGAGTTAACATACAAATTGGAGAAGGAAACAGACACCGTACATGTTTTTTATGAGGAAAATGAGATTGCCCATTACGATTTTGGGCATGGGACTGGTGAAATGGTAGATACCGAGCAACGCAAAATCACTGATATAGGTAAATGGGATTCATTTGAGGAGATATCTATTGACAGTTTACTTCATGTGAGTTAGTTCAAAAACCATTTGACAAACCTTTTTGCATGGTGTAATATATAACTTAATGATAGTAAACTTTCTAATTGAAAGTTGCTCTGGACGAGGATTCGATTTCCTCCACCTCCACCAAGCATATTTTTATGGGGGTGACCTTGGTTTCGACAGGGGATGAATAGGTTATTGGGCTATCCGGTTTCAAGAGCCGTATATCGAGAAATAAAACATCTGCAAATGATGAAAGCTATACCGAAGATTTTGAAGAAGAGTTCGCTCTTGCTGCATAATTTTCTGGGGTTTGGAAAGCCTTATTACCCAAGTTTCTGCCAAACGGCTCCTTTGGGGCCGTTTGATTTTAGGAGGTTTAATTTCGAAAAATTTTCACTCGCATTCCGATCTGATAAATATTTTTATCAGCCAAAGATATCTAGGAGATCCATTTGATGACAAATTCTGAGGAAGACGAGATTTTAAGTGCATTACCGTTATTAAGTGGTCTTTTGGAAGAAAAGTCCATAAAGCATTATACTCAAGTAATCCCAGTAACCATACACCATTTCTACCTCACAGGGGAAATAAGTGATGAAGTTGACAGATATGTTGACATGCTCAACATCATCAAAACATCTGAACCACATGATAAAATATTCATTTATCTTAACACACCGGGCGGTGATTTAAATACCACTATTCAGATAATATCAGCTATTTCCAAGTCCCCGGCGGAAATTACTACCGTCATAGAAGGTGAGGTATGTTCAGCCGGGACATTCATATTTCTCTCCGGGGACTATTATATTGTCAATGACAATTGTTCCTTTATGATTCATAACTATAGCCACGGCGCGATTGGTAAGGGTGGTGAAGTAGCTAAGAGAGTTAAATTCTCAGAGAAATATTTTAAGGACCTTGCTCATTCCTTTTATAAGGATTTCCTTACAGAGGAGGAAATACAGGCCGTCTGTGAGGATAAAGATTTTTGGTTTGGTTCAGTAGAACTTATAGAGCGCCTTAAGCAACGCGGTGATGATAAAATTGTCGAATTTAACTATGATATAGATGAAGAAGAAGTGATTGAGAAAAACTCAAAACCCAAACCCAAAACCTAAACGGTCTTCATGTAAAAAGAAGAAATAGCTAAACTTCCAGTAATATGCTATACTCCGCGCATGGATACTATCGAAGACATAGTACGAACTCATGTGCCTCTCGTACATTCTCCATCAGCTAAGGGCTGGAACAAGATATTTTGTGAGGTTTGTGGTGATGGTACGCATACCAAGGGACCTCGTGGAGGATGGTTGTTTGAAGAGGACATATGCTTCTACAACTGCTTTAATTGTGGCATAGATGGTAATTTTGATCCAACCCGTGATTCTCCACATTCTAAGAATATGTACGACATCTTCCGTTCTTTTGGTATACCACCCAAGGATATAAATGCCCTTATTACCTCAAAAATCAAGACAGAGAAAGGCAAAGTTCTAAAGCGTCCAACAAAAGTTCATTTGCCCAACTTACCCATACCAGACTTCTTCAAACTAATGAACAAATTCGATGACGATGACATATTGGCAGAGGAGGCTAGGGATTTCTTGTGGGAAAAATACAAGATGACCCAAGACGATTATCCGTTTTTCTTATCCACGGGGAAGACCAACTCTACCTTAGATGGGGATATACATTTATCTAGGTCTCTCCGGCCAAGAATTATTATACCATCATATTACAATGACCGCATGATTTACTGGCAAGCGAGGATATTCGTTGGTGAGAGTGTCAAAAAATACATCACTGTAACCATAGAGGATAGCCAGTCTGTCATGTTTGGGATGGATAATTTGTATGTGAGTGACCCAGAAATCCCATTGTATATAACAGAAGGGTTTTTTGATTCATGGCATGTCAATGGTGTGGCCGTACTTGCAAACGCTATGAAAAAGGGTAAGGTATTGCTTCTGGATAGATCTAGAAGGAACAAAGTAGTTATCCCTGACTATAATAAAGATGGAATGAACCTAGCTCAACAAGCCATTGACCTTGGGTGGGGTATCTCTCTCCCAGATACACTGCCCTGTACTGATATATGTAAATCTATAAATAAATTTGGCAAACTGTACGTACTCAAGACAATAGTAGATAAGACCTATTATGATTTTGAAGCCAAGCTTCGCCTTAGAGAGTTCATGTTGAAAAATTATAATTTTTTGCAGTGAGTTATCATAAATACTCTTGTAAACAAATGCAGGGTACCATGGTAAATTATTTAACACAGAATCGTTCCACGGCTAATAAGAAGACCACTTTAGACCGTGTGGCTCAAATTAATCGTTCTATTTTGGTCCTTACCCATATGGCTGAACTTCATCGTGCCAGAACCAAAGGTAGTAAATCCCCCAGACCAACGCTGACAGAAGAATTTTTTGAAGGCGTGCGTATCATTTAAAAAACAATATCCACCGGTTGAATAAATAATGTAAACAATTACACTATTTAGCCGATGAAATACGACAACGAATATCTTAAAATACTTTATGATGAGAACGACTTAGAGACGTTTCTTTCTCTCGTAGATGTCGAAAATATTGTTGATCTTCGTAAAAAAGCTATTATCGGTGCTCTAAAACGGTCCATTCGGGTGCTTAACCTAGATTTCAACCCACTTCCCATAGCTCAACCATCCATGAAAGTAAAAATACAGGGATAACACTTATTGTATACCTCTATAAATATGTAGTATAACAATGAGGCGTTCTGATGACTGATAATACCGGTGCAGAAGATTCTGGGATTTCTACACCCATACAATCATTTATAACATATTTCAATGAAGTTAAGCCGTATCATACCAAAATTTTGGAGATACTTGAGCAATACAACTTTGTAGATCCTGATGCAGCATCTAATAATCCATTTGATGTTGGTACCCAGCTATTGGTTGATTTTTCAGAATCAGTAATAACAGACTGGGTGACACCAACAAATACAGTAACAGAAACGAGTACAGTTACGCCAACCCCTACTCTTACCCCAACAAATACACAAACTTCTACTGTAACACCCACGGTAACTCCCACGTCCACTGTGACACCAACATTTTCAGCCACGTCCACTGTGACACCAACTGATACACCACCGGGAACACCACCGGGAACACCACCAAATACACCACCAAATACACCAGCAAGTACTCCACCGGGAACACCGGGTGGTTCGCCAGCAGTCACGCCAACAGTGACACCAACGGAGACGGTGACACCGACGGCCCAAGTGACAGCAACAGCAACACCGGCACCGGCATCATCACTAACACCAACCCCAACAGTGACAGTCACAAGTTCGCCAACACCGGCAGTAACTTCTACACCGGCAGTAACTTCTACACCAACACCAACAGCAACACCACCGGGAACACCAGCAGTTACACCAACCCCAACAGAACCATTGCCATTAAATGGTGGTAGTTATTACGTAACCGGTAATCGTTCAGATGCTGGTACCATGCTTACGTGGGTTAGATTTAATTCAAACGGTACAATAATTACACCAATTGACAATCCACCACATGTTTCTTATTCTGATAATTTTCCATCTACTTGGTTGAATACAACACCGCCAGCAGATCCAACAATTTATTGGTTTAGAGTAATAGTTACGGCTGAATGGTATGTAACTGGTTCTAAAACAGGAATATATAGTGCTTGGATACAAATGCCAGCTAGTGGTTCCATAGAGTGGGGAAATCGTTGCGTTTACGATCCGATTAGTGGTGCAGGGGAAGCAGATACACAATGGACTCTTGAAATAGCAATTGGTGCTGGCGGAACACCAGTTGATAATTGCACTGGGTGGATAAGTGGTATTACATTTGGTGGTGCATAGCCATAAATAATATAATTATATTGAATTTAAATTATGACTGATAGATCCAAAACATTACCATCATTAGAACGAATCCTGTATGATGCAGGGTTTGATGCTGACACTCGTTTTGGATTAGGTAATGATCAGATTTTTGTTGATCCTGATTTAGCACAATCTACTGTTATTGGTATCTTAACTGATTCTACTAGGGAATTTAGTGGGATTGATATTGACTCCTTCGTTAATAACAATGTCAACTTCTCTACCCCAGAAGATATCGTTGCTACCATGCAAGCAATATATGATAGTTTTCAAGTTGAAGATGTAAACCACATTTTCTTTCAAGTTCTTAATGATGCATTTGTGAATAAAAAAGAATTTAAGGAATTCTTTAAAACTTCTTGGGTTGCACTGCAAATTACACAGAATGTTGCTATACCACAATCCGTAGAAGATGAGGATACTAATGTACAGGGTGGCGGTGGATGCTTTACTGACCAGCCAGCAACCCCCACGGTTACTCCTAGTTTGACAGCACCCCCGATATCGCCAACAATTACACCAACCACATCTGTTATACCATCCGTTACACCAGAGGTGACACCAACTACTACGGCAACACCAACAACTACGGCAACACCAACTATTACACCAACTGTTACAGCCACAGTAACTATTACACCAACCGTCACTCCGACAATTTCGGATACACCGGTTGTTACACCAACCAACACCGTGACACCAACAATCACGGTGACACCAACGGTGACAGTTACAAATACTCCTACTCCTACATCAACAGTTACCCCAACGAGTACTGAGGAGCCATCACCACAACCCACAAACACTCCTTCACCAACAACTACAGAAACACCAACCAACACCGTGACACCAACAGTTACGGTCACATCAACAGTAACACCAACAGTTACGGTCACATCAACAGTAACACCAACAATGACATCAACAGTAACACCAACAGTTACGGTCACATCCACAGTGACACCAACAGTAACACCAACTATTTCGGATACTCCGGCTGTTACACCAACAGTTACGGTCACATCCACAGTGACACCAACAGTAACACCAACTATTTCGGATACTCCGGCTGTTACACCAACAACTACGGCTACACCAACGGTAACAGCTACTGTTTCGGATACTCCGGCTGTTACACCAACAACTACGGCTACACCAACAGTTTCAGCGACTGATACACCGGTTGTTACACCAACTAATACGCCAACACCAACAGTCCCCTCAGCTATTGCAGATCTCGATCCTGCATATTGGTATAAAGAAGAAGGAATTGTAGGAAGTGCACCAGTTACAGAATGGACTAATTCTGGTTCTGCTGGTTCTGCTGGTGATTTTGATGTTGTAGTTGGAACAGGAGCAAATCTCACTACATCTACATTAAATGGTCATACAGGTGTTAGTTCTTCTGGATCTGCGGGATTAGAAACAACGAGTGGTATTGATATTGGTGAACCATTTGTTGTATTTACAGTATTTAAACCATCAAATTCAAGCCCATCAGCAATCACAGTTATCTGGCATAATCGTTCTGATTCAGGAAATATTGTTTCAATAGCTACAGAAGATGGTAATAATGATGAATGGTATATGTGGGCGGGTACATATTTACGTTCAGCTCAAACATATGATATAAATGCTCGATTATTTACTTCTGAATTTAGAGGGGATGCAACAAGTAAATTTACAATATCTGATCTCGGTAACGTGACTGGTGATGCTGGATCAAACAATTGGGATCTTGGTACGATTCTTACAAATTATGATAATTCTATATCTATTGAAGGTGCTTTATTTGAATTGGTAGTATTTACTTCTGATTTATCGGGAGCAAATATTACAGCAGTACAAGAAGAATTAGAAGCTAAGTATGCAATATGAGATGGTGGTTCGGCATAATCCAATCCCAACACCGACGGTAACCAATACACAAGTGCGTTTTAGTCTTGTATACTTCAAGTAATAAATACTGGTTAATCCCAGTCTTCCATCATAACTTTTAACGTTTTGATAGTAGTAGATGCACTGGTATATATTATTCCTTTACCGCCAGCGGCAATGAATGGGTTAACTGCCTTGGCGCGGTCATCAATTAAGATAGTATTCTCTTCCGCGAACACTTCTTTGTCTTTAGCCTTCTTAACAATATTGACCCTTACATCAGGACCAAAGTTATCTTTGATCCATCTACGCTTTTGTTTGGGGGCATCATCGAGAGTAATTCCAGCAGCGGTCAGTATCTCTACTCGTTCAAAATTGGAAGTAAGGAAGGCCCACAACTCTTTTGCATCTGGCATAAGTTGTAGAGATAAGAACCAAGGTTCAACATCATTATCATAATTCTTGATTTTCTTCCATTTTTCTTCCTTGGTAATGTCGTCAGCAGAAACACCAAACCTATCAATCATTGCTGCGTCAAAATCAGCCAACACACCATCCATATCCACATATACAAGAATGGTTTTAATCATCAGCCCTTTTCCAGTCTTCCATCATAACTTTCAATATTTTGATGGTGTTAGATGCACTGGTGTGAAGCACACCAATACCACCGGCAGCAATGAATGGGTTAAGAACCACTTCCCTGTCATCTATTAGGATTGCGTGGTCGTCGGCAAATGCTGCCTTTTCCGAACCAGCACCTACGATATTAACCTTTACATCATAACCGAAATTGTCCCCTATCCATGCTCTCTTTTGTCCTTGAGCATCACGAGGAGTACGTCCAGATGCAGTAAGTATTTCTACTCTGGAGAAATTGGAAGTGACAAAATTCCATAGCTGATCGGCATCACCCATTTTTGGAAGACTATAGAACCAACCACCAGACTTGTCTCTATTTTCTTGGTCATAGCGTTGGATTTCTTTCCATGCTTTGTTTCTACTTGGTGCAGTTCTAAAATTAAATCCAAACCTATCTTCCATAGCACCTTGGAAGTCAGCTATGACTCCATCCATATCTACGTATACTATATAATTCCGAATCACTTTTCTTTCTCCAAAAAATACAATCACCAATAGTATATCTATTGGTGATTGCCAAATTTCAGATATACTATTGGTGAAAAATTGTTACTAAGCGTTCTTACTTGAGAAATTTCTTCAAGAAAGACTCTATCCTATCACTACGTGTTTTGTCAGTATATTTATCCTTCAGTGTCTTCCAAGTAGCCATAACAGAAGTATTGTGATTAGACTTCAAGGAGTCCTCAAGTTCTGCCAGAATATGCCGACCAATTTGGTTAAATGGCTTATTCTCGTCATTCAATGACCCATCCTGTGTATGATAGATCATTTGCGTCACAAAATACAGTGCTTGCGTGTACACTTCTAACGTAGCACTCTTATTAAAGTTTTGGCTGACACCATGTAAAGCATTGTATCGGTCAGGACGGGTCTTGGTGATGTTCTCCAGACCTTCTTTAATTGCCGTGTCAAAGGCATTTTCAGAAGTCAGGTCCAGCCCACGGTTATCAGCACACACCGTAACCTTTTGCAGAACCGTTCGTCTCAAACTGTTTGACGCAATGAGGGAACTCAAAATCGGTACAATTACCTCTGCCTCAGTGTGCCCAACTACTTTCTCAATGTGTTCACCGTCGTTATCAGTAATCAATTTACTAATCATATCTTTGGGCACATATTTCATGAACCTTTCGATGTACTCCGTGTCTTCCAAAATTAATTGGATGGCGTCTGTTGTAAAGTTGATGTTGCTGAAAGTTTCGCTGGCTTTTACGTCGTCGTTATCATCAAACAGTTCTTTCAGTTTCAGTTTAATGGAACCACCAACCAAACGTTGACGCAGTTGGTCTAAGTTCAATTCATCATTCGGCATGATGTCTCGAAGATCACCACCCCTTTGGTGGAAGTTAATGGCATATTCCAAACGACGAGGGGACACTAATTTATTTTGTTCATTACTCAGCCCATCCCACCATTCAACGGCACCAATACCGGAAGTTCCAAAGGTTCTCTTGAAATACTTCTTGGATGGTTCGTATGGAACATGTATATGAACGTGGAACCTATCTTTCTGTGCCGGGTCCAACCGCTCAACATCATATTTCAGATCTTCGTCTTCTTCATCTTCAGGATTAATAGCAGCCCAAATCATTTTCAATTTGGTGAATTTCACGCCGTTGATAGACCGAAACTGGATCAATTCCATCACCGCATTACGAACTTTATCCTTTGCGCGATTAAGTTCATCCATGAAGATTGCTTCTACTTCATCGTTGTGGAAACCTTTGGGACGAACCAGTTCGATATAATTCTCCCCGGTTTCTTTGTCTATGGTTTCTTTTGGAACACCTACGAAATCAACCCAAGGGTCCATAGTAGCAGCAGAAAAATATTTCCACTTAAGGTTATGCCTTTCAAATGCTGCCTTACCCATGGCAGTTTTACCAACCCCATGTCTACCAATAAACAGAACGTTCATTCCATTTTCGATATAGAAGTCTAATTTTTTATCACTAATCATAGTTCATATTTCCTTTCGTTTCTCCATTTGTCTATATAATAGACTTTTTTAAAAAAGATGTCAACCTCTATTGCTTTTTTATTTATAACCGCCTATAATAAGTACTACTTGAGCGGAGAACAAATATGAGCGAACGCCTTTCACATCAAGAACACTTTAAAATTGCTAGGGCACTTGAAGTCCATCATGCTTTGTTTGAGCGTGTGTGGACTATGAGCCGTATACGCTTTAGTAAAAGGGTTCCCACTGCCGGTGTCCTGTTCAATAAAAAGGGCGATTGTATTGATTTTATCGTAAATAAAGAGTTTTGGGAAGGACTTTCTTTCATTATCAAGTGTTTTGTTATATCACATGAATGTTTTCATATTGCACTGAACCACGGTGCACGAACAAGAGAGTTAAAAACAAGAAGGTTACGAAAAATATCCAACATTGCACAAGATTTGGTTATTAACCATGCTCTTGTTAATCGTTATGGTTATAAGCGCGAAGAAGTAGACCCAGAAAACAAATATTGTTGGGTAGATAGAGTTTTCGAATCATTATTGCCAGAAACGTTCGCGGATGATGAAAACTATGAATATTACTTCAATATTCTAGTTCGTATGGCCGAAGAACAACCAGAGAAATTTCAAGAAATGGCTGGAAAGTCTGAGACTGTTGATGATCATGACTTAGGTGATCAAATAGGTGAAGAGGGAGAAGGAGAAGGTGAAGAGGGAGAAGGAGAAAGTGATGATAGCAAGGATGATGGCAAGGGTGATAAGAGTGATGAGGGTGATCCGGGTGATCTAGATCCTGATGAATTCGATTACTTTGACCCAAATGAGTACTCTGATGATTTCAGTGACGCCATTGGTAAGTTAGATGAAGACTTGACAAGTGATGAAAAAGAGACTCTTGAAAACTTCATAAACGAGAACGAAAATAGCAACGGTGACCCGAAAGAGAATCCAGAAGTGAAACCCACTGGAAAAAGTAAGCCGGGTAAGCCGAGTAAAGATGGCGGCACCCAAGCAGGTACGACTGCCGGTACAGGTTGGACATTTGCTAAAGAAGTGAAAGAACCAAAGAAACACAAATTTGAACATATTGTCACTTCTTGGGCACGAAAGAAAATGAATCCTGAGTATCTTGAGGAAGATCAGTGGGTACACCGAAATAGACGCTTTACCATGGTAGATACTGGGTTGATGTTACCTACTGAGTATGAAACTCTCACCAGAAAACCAGAAATAGATAAGATAGAGGTATGGTTTTTTCAAGATACTTCCGGTTCATGTACTGGTTATACCGATAGGTTCTTTGGGATTGCCGAGGGGATGCCCCTTGATCGGTTCAACATGCGGATGTTCTGTTTTGACACTAAGGTTTATGAAACAAACCTAATTGACAGAAAATTATATGGGTTTGGTGGCACATACTTTAGCATTTTGGAAGAACGTATTCAGGAAGAACTTACCAATGATCCTAAATTCATATATCCAGAAGCTGTTTTCGTGGTAACTGATGGGTTCGGTAACGAGATTGTACCTGATAAGCCAAAAAATTGGCACTGGATATTGACACCTAATGGTTCCCGTGACTGCATCCCAGATGCGTGTAGCTTCTATGATTTGGCTGCCTACGAAGCAGTGGAAGCAGCTTAATTTAAAACTTATTAGTTCCTCCCTATAAATACCATTATACAATTAAACGGTTTTATAGGGAGAATACCCCAATGGGCAAAAGTATCTTAAAAAGTATCGTGGGAGAGATGGTCAACGATACTACCAGACGCCAATTTATTGATAAAATACATGACGAAACTGGCATTGACAAAATATCTATCGAAGAGGCATATGATACTAGTAAAATCCCCGCCGAATCAAAAGGCAACGTGTATACTCTCATTGAAAACACCAAACGGGTTAACTCAGTAACCAAACACGCTAGACCAACACCCCGAAACCCAGTAGCCAAACACGCCAGAACATATAGTAAAAGTGGTGGGGTTCACGTGGGTAAAGACAAAACCTATTCCAGAAGAGTTAAGCACCATAAAACCCTTGAAGATTCTGATGTGGAGGAGGCCACTGCAACTGCTATTAGGGGTATTGAAGATAGACGAGACAACGTTCAAGCTAGAACACTGGCGGGTAATCTCGCGGCCAAAGGAAAAACCTATCAATATGCTTATAAAAGGTCAAATGAACTGAGGGACGAAGGAAAAATTGGATCTGCTAGAGTTTGGGCTAAAGCAGGGTATAGACTTTCTCATGCCGCACAGAAAGACAAAGTTCCAGAAGAAGTTGGAGATGTCCCAGCCAACTTGTCAAAGATATCCAAACTAAGGAACCTTGCACGCCATAACAATTTTGAAATATTTCGTGGTGGGGAAAGTGAAGTCATTTTCAGTAAAGACAATTTAGCTTTCATGTGGAACGAAAACACTGGTAAAATTTACCGTAGGTTCAAAAGAAAGTGGAATGAATTTGGTTCCTTCAGACATGATTCCACTGCCGAAGAAATGTGGCAGGCAATTGAAGATAATGTGGCTATGGGCGTTCGTCCTAAGGCTATGGGCGAACATGAAGATTCAAAAGAACATAAAGAAATGTGGCAGATCTGGAATTACAGAAAGAAAGAATGGGTTGGTAACCCATCACCAAATAAAAACAGATTACGTAATAGGGTAGATAAACTTGATAATGATTACGGTGCGTATAGTTATCAGGTGAAGAGGGCACCATAATGAAATTAAAGGATATTACAGAAGCAAAAAAGTTCTCCCAGTTTGAGCAAGGGTTCATTTTGGATGGAATGAATGATGCGTATGAGGATATCATGGATCTGATGTTTAGTATCGGCGGGCAAAAAGCATGGGAAGCCGCGTCACCAGAAATAAACAAGATGTTTCAGAAAGTAAATGATAGTATAAAAGATTTCTCCACCACCATGCGTCGAAGGCCAACCCACAGCGCAGATTCTGAGCCTAGTTGGGAAACCACAGCTAAACCGACTCTAAGTAGACATTTTCTTGGTATGAGTGACGGGATAGATGAAACTTTTTATAATTGGGACGATGAAAGCAGGGATGCTGTTATGAAAGCGGGGGTATCCACGAGTGACGTAATGAGTTATTTACGTAATGTGGTTTACCCGTTCGCTAATCCAAATTATGTTAAAGAATTTTTAAATCAGAAAGTTAATTAAAATACTTAGCTTCCACATCTATTTCAATAGGCCGAAAATTCCTAACAGCATCTCCGGTGTATGAATTAGTGTGTACCGGCTTTGCACCCTTACTACGGTCAATTGACCAAGTAATGTGATACTGACCACCAGATGGTCGTACAGTAGTACCATCAATTTCTATCAAGAAACCCTCTACATTTTCGCCGTTGTCAATATAACCAACAACAAACACCTTCTGTGGTTGTTTTGGGGCTTCGCCATCCTTTATACCGAATTGCTCGGTAATATGATGACCAATAAAATTGGGATACTTCGGGGGAAACAGATCTATCAACTTTTGTCGTGATCCAGCTTCCAATTCATAACCGTTATACATGCCTATTCCTTGTTGATAATATCTCGTATACGCTGAATCAGATCCAGAATTTCAATAGACTGTTCGTCCTCTTCAACGTCAATACTGGTATTATCCATTATTTCTTCGATGCTATCAAGGTGGTCTGTTATTTCTTCCCTGACGTGTTCTCTTTCTAAATCACCCACAGTTACGTCCTCTATCAGATATCAAAACTTTCATCGAGTTTTGAACGGCTAACTGATAGGGCCTTTCCGTGTTTGAGAAATTCATCATTTTCGTCAATAAGTCTCTTTTTAACTTTATCCCAATGTTCCGGGCCTAAATTATCTATTCTCTCAAGAAGAGTTTTCTTTTCTGTTTCGGTCAAATTTCGCATACTTACCCAAATAAGACTTGTTTACCACCAGTTACCGGGACTACTACAGCTTCCTTTTGCTGTTCTGTACCCAATGTAGTAATGAAATGTTCAGCTAATTGCTGTGACGGCTTTTCTGCTAACACTCGGGTACCCAATTTAACTTGGTATGTAATTTTCTCGTCTTCTTTTATCATCGAATCCATATCAAACTCCAACATATTTAGTGAATATGTAATTATATATCTCTATTTTTCACATATGGTCACTAAAACTTGATATTTATCACGGAGTTCTTCAATAATTGGTTCAACTTCTGATTCCCAATCAAGACCACCAAGACCACATCCTATTTTTGGCATGAATACTGGGAGTTTATTGACTTTGGCGAAAATAAAACCCTTCATGACGGTCTCTGAGATGCCCCCTAAGCTGGCATACCGTTTACCATCCCTTCCATAGAATACTTGGGTAAAACAGTTGAAAACCCACAGGGATTCCCCCAGCTTGATTATATTGACATTGCCAAGTCTACGATCCCTCGGATGGGTGTTAATGAAGGCATCATATACTTCTGGCCATTTAGTTTTGATGGCCAAAGCTACACCGGAACCCATAACGTGTTGACAATTTACGCCCTGTAGAATCACACCGAGTTCGACTGTGGTGATATCTTTTTTGATTATAGTGAATGACATAAAAATGCCCCTAAAACGGAGCATCTTACCATACCGGTTTGATTAATACAACAGATCACTCGCCTATTTTTTGCCTTTCTTCTTTTAGATCCTTAATTTCCTCAAGGAGTACCTTCCTATCATCACGTAACTGATTAACCTCGGCCTGTTGTGAGGCATTTAATGAATCCCCGGCATTTCTGGTGATGTCATTTACTTCGCTCTTGATGAAACGAAGTTCCATTTTGTCCATTGCAATTTGTTGGGTTAAACGGGAACGTTCAGAACTTTCATGTATCTTTGTGAGTTCCCCACTTACCTTTACTGCTACAGCCTCATATGCATGTTCATTAACGAGTTTAATAACTCTACCATCCAATCTCTCGGAAGCATAGACACTAACCTGCACAAGTCCAGCTAGTCCAGCAACAACTGTAGCAACCATGGTTCCTATGTATGTAAGTTTGGATATTAATGGTTGTTGATTGAACGGTTTGTTAAGTAAGGGTAACTTGCTTGTCACGTTTCTTCTCCGAAATAGTTAATGTTTAGTGTATTTATAAGGATTTCACATATTTTGCAAGTTCTTTAGCCCCGCCAATATATTGAGTCCCATGAAAAATTTGCGGTACAGAAGTTACTTCGGCATCAGGTACACTCTCTTGCACCCGTTCCACTAACTGTTTAACTGTATAATCTGTAGAGAGAAGTAATACATCATATGGAAGATTTTTAGCATCCAATAATTCTTTCGCTATTCTACAAAAAGTACAGTTGGTTTTCCCATAGAGAATAAAATTCTTCATTATGGTTTCCTTGATTGTTTTCTATAGTGATATCCCCATATTCATTAACAATAATGAGATAAATTTACACTATAACACAAAAAAGCTCAAACATCTATAAAATGTGAGCTTTTCAACATTCCAAATTGACTGCGCACACGGTCATAAAGCTATAATATGACTGAGTATGTAGGCATTTACATTAACTTTTCTTTGTGTTATTCGTTGCCTTTTTCGTCGCTACTGGGTTCTTCCTTGGTGTCACTAGTCTTACCCTTAAATGGACGGCCTTTCTTCGGCAAATTATCTTTCAATGACTGAACGTCTTTAAGTCTAAGTTCGTGGTCACGGTCACCCTTTCTCGGCTTAATAACTGGCTTCAAGTGGCCATCACCAATAAGTTGACGTATCCTAGACACAGAAACCTTTAGAACCCTAGCTGCCTGAGATGTAGAGATGGTCTCACCACCGGTAATTGGTGGAGGATTTTTCCTATCTTCATCATCAATTTCGTTGAGTGTCACAATATCTGTAAGTTTCATAGGTACATCCTTCTATTTGATTATAGAAGTATTTATCTAATTTGCTTCACACAAACAAAATTTACGACATCATTACCGGATAAAAACAATTTTGCACCATCGATAAGTGTATATTCATATACAAACACCTTCTCACCAAACATTATTTTCTGATATGTTTTAATTTGGCCACGGTACACAAAACTATAATCCGATGAATATTTGTGGGTACAAATTACCACATTTTTATATACTGGTTCTTGGTCAACAGGCTTTGACCCACATCCAACAATAACGAATAGAAGTAAAGCGGTTAAAGCAGTAATTTTCATAACAGAATCCTCTCTATTACTATTTACTGATTCCCGGTAATCATTCTTGTCATTTCTTCATTGTAGCCACGATCAATTTCGGCCTGAATGCCGTCAGTAATTTCAAAACTTCTCTTAACAATCTGTTCTGTATTACTCTTTAGACCTTGAGCGGACAAAATAGCCTTAGCAAATTCAACTGCTAATTGACCTCGGTTGCCATGTTTATCCCATATAGTTTTCTTTAGTTTCTCTACGACGGCGTTGGGTTGCTGTGCTGGTCGTTGCTCTATCTGGTTAGCTTGTGATCTTTGTTCAAACGGTGGTTCAGATAGTCGGGCCAGTGCTGTTGGGTCTTCCACCTTCTCCTCAACAATTTCACCTTCAAGAACCTCAATTTCCGGTTCCGGGGCTGCTTCCTCTTCACCCTCTCCTTCTTCACCTAAGTCATGATCATCAACAGCTTCAGACTTTTCGGTCATTTCTTGAAATTTATCTGATTGTTCTTTGCCGAACTCTGCTATTTTTTCCCTTATGCTCTCCCCCACATCTACATTATCTGCATCTGAACCTTGGGGTTCATCTTCTTCTTGATCCAAAACGATAGGTTCTTGAGCCGTTGCTTTGACTAGCTTTTGGATGCCGTCAGTTACTTCTTCGGTAGAGGTATCCTTTTTAGTGGTGCCTTTCTTTTTATTACTCATTGTTAACTCCCGAGTTTTCTATTATTATTTGTTCTCTCACGTCCATAATCCCGTGAGTGTCTACATTTTCTACATTGATATTTCCAACCTTTTCAGGATCACATAGTATATCATAGAATGTCGTGAAATAAAAGCCTAATTCTCTACGAAGTTTCTCTTTGTCTTTCCCAACTTTCTTCATATCTATGACATGTATTCCATGGCTATTCAAATCAGTAACAATTACCTGATATATCTTACTGTCTGACCCAGCCAGTGAATACACACCATCAGCATAATAAACAATACCATCCGAAAGCTTTATTACTCTTACACTCCCAAGTTCAGAACCTTTAAGAGAAGTAAGGGATATTCTTTTATTAAAAAAATACTTATGTAATTCCACCGTGGGTATTTCAAAGTTCAATAATGTTTTCAATGAATAGTATACCGACTCTTTTCTTCAGATAATTGCCATGTGTTAATTATGTACGTTATTATTGTTTTTGAAGACCACTCACCTTCTATTTCCTGCGTATATTCAGGTTCCTTCCCATCGATTAAAGACATAAACGCCTCGTTTGATCTCTTCCATAGATCACTATCATTAGTATGTCTCATGTCTATTAGCTGTATATTACCGTCTGCAAGATTTCCTACCGGGCTTCTACCAAAGGCAATATACACCATTGTTTTACTTCTCTGGTCCATTTCCATGATACCCACAAACTTATCAAACTGGACCACAATAGTTTCCATATCTTTAAAATCAGCTATGACAAATACCCTTGGTTTTGCTGACCAATGTTCTACCTCTTCAACTATTTCTCTAAGTAATATTTCATTCTGTATTTTATTTGTTTCACTCATTAGTCTCTTCACTATCGAAGTTAACTAAATCAGAATCCCCATTGTCACCCTTTTTACGAGGAAAAATGTTAATCCGTTCTCCATCTAGATCCCATGTACAAAAATGGCCATCATCAGCATCGTGTATGACACCCATGATCTTATCCTTAAAGAAGACAGTGATTACATTCAGACCAGATACAGTACGAAGAGGCTTATTGGAATCAATTTTTCTCTTCTTAACGGTCATTATATTTTATGACCCCGTATACCACTATACCGATAATAACGATGGTTAAAACCCACTTTGGTGTAAGAAGACCAATCACGAATGCACCAGCGGCAACAGGGACACTAGGTATCCCATCCAACCATCCAACCATACCCCCAGCCTTCTTAACAAGATGTAACAATGCCATATCCTTCACCTTCACTAATTTTAGTTAACGAAGTTCCTATGATAACACAGACGGATTCTTAATATCAACCCTGAATAGTTTTCTTTAGGGTATCAAGTAAAAATTCACCCTGTTCTAGGTTAGCTTGCTTCTTGTAATTAAAAAACCGTGCCAGTAGCATTTCATATGCTTCAGTTTCGCTGGTTGGCACTAAGAATGTCATCAACGGTTTACGCTGTTCATTACCACCGTGAGCACTCTTAAAGCCTTCCTGAACGCTTACTTTCATAAAGCCTTGGTTGGCTTCCACGAATAGTTGACGGAAATTTGTACCTTGATGGGCACCCTTTGTACCTAGATCAACTACTGCCATTGTTCTTTCGTTATTGAATTTAGCAGCATATCCGGTAATGGCGCTAATGATATTTGTTACCATACTTTCAACTGTTGCTTCTGCGGCTTCAACTGTTGCTTCTGCGGCTTCAACTGTTGCTTCTGCGGCTGATGTATCGACTGTATCGGTCATTACTTTACACTCCTTAAATGTGTGTGTTAAACTATTTAGGCTAGAAAAAAAGGAGTGATCCTTGTTAATTTAATCAGGCTGGGTATTATTTGGCCTGTGAAGGTGAACGCCAGTAACATCCTGTACCATTCCCCATGCATCATCATACTTTTTACGGTCTAGTAATTCTTCAAAATCTCGCTTCTGCTCTTCAGATGCTATTTGATAGAACTTGTAAACCTCTATAGCACCAACATTGCCGAGATATGAAACTTCAGTAAGGATGTCTTTGAGTAACATGGAAATATTCCTGTAATAATATTATTTATCTATTTCACAGGAATTTGTTTGTAGAAATATCGGAGGGATTATACGCTCCAGCCCCTCCAGCCATGTTTTCTTCATGACGTTTTTTTATTTCCTCCCGCAATTGCTCCTGATATTTATCTATCATTTCCCCCTGTGCCTCCTTAATCTCCTTCTCTAGTTTTTCCAAAGCAGGATCTCGGGGAACAGGTTTAAAATCTGCCTCTGCTGATTTCTTAACTTTATGGGAATAGTCTATAATGAAATCCGGGGTGATGATTAATGATATACTAATCCCTATGATCTTAATTTTACTGGTTATCGCAATACCAGCTTGCTCTAAATCTTTAGCCACTTCCGCCATACTGTTACAGAAGGTGGCATCCTGCACATTTTCTACGTAATGTATTTCTAGCATGTCCCCATCGCCAATTAGTTTTGTCTTAATATACTTGTCCCGTGCTGTATCATAGATTACATACTTTTGTTCTATATCTGACCCACGAATGTAGTTATCCATCTTTATACGCGTCCTTACTTCCGATAAAAACCGGATTGTCGAAATCAATGTTGGTAGTGTTGTATATTAAAATGATTATATCTAAAAAGAGGGGTGACTTTATTAAAGATAAATCAGTTAAATTTTCTATTATTGTTCCTTTGTTCATTAATTTGGAACGTTCGTTACCGTGAAATATCACAAAGGATTCTGTAGATACATCATAAACCTCAAAAAGTACATTATTTCCGAAAGGAGCGAAAAATTTCGTGTAATATTCCATTATCGTATGTCGAGACGACAACACATCACTTGACCAAGGAGCTGGTGGTATCATTCTATCACCCTAAATCCACGCTCCATTGCATACTCAACTAACTTTTGAGGTATCTCTAAGTCATAGTGATACATGTTCCAGCAATTAGCTTTGACGATATAACCGTTACTACCGTCCCTTTGTCCCTTTTTAAGGAACCTAGACTGTTTTAAAAAGTTTTGTTTCCTAATCATACCACATAACCATGCTATACTAAGATCTTTCTTCACTCTACAGAATGCATAGACATCACAACGCTGTTTGGTGTTGTGATTATTGAGACTTGCTTCAAAATCTGCTTGTGGTTCAACTGTGGTGTCTTTTGTCTTAACTTCAATCTTCGTACCGCCACGGTACATAATGTCATAATCTATGCACTCGTGACTAACTAAGTCCCCTATTAATAAATCATTGAGTGCTATCTCCCCTAAACAGCCTACAACGTTCCCCCCGCCGTTCCTGATTGAGTTCCTTAACCGGGGCATCTTCTTTGCTCTTATCTTGGCCAACGCGATCATGTCATCACTTGTTGGCAAAACTATCATCATGTAGACAACCTCTGGAAGTCGTTTTCCAAAAACATCCACCGGCTTAAGAATACTACGGGGTTTGTTGGTTTCGGCCAAACATCCTTTGCCAACATTCGTACCACACGCAAATCTCGTGGAGCAGTAAACCGTTCCATATACTCCCGAATTTCATCCAGATTATAAAGAAAGTGAAACCCACCCATGTAGCTCTGTCCACCATTATCATTTACACGTTTCACATCAGCCTCAATCCATTCACCAACGTTCAACACTCTAGATCTATTTATGCCATGAAAAAGGGTGTGTGGTCTATCATGTTTAAATTCAACAAGCCTGAACCCTTCATGTATCTTCTCGATGTCGCTCATTTACCTACGCCCCCGTTTTCCAACTGTTAATATCTTGGCTGAAAACAGAGCAATTTTTAAATATAGCATCTATAGTGGTAACAAACGAAACATCCCACGAACCAATGTCTTGGGTGGAATCGATGTCTTCAACAAACTTGGAGCCAATAATCGCTGGGGAAAGATAGTTAATAACACGATCATTGTTTATTTCAAAAACTACCATGTCAGGGAATGGGCCAGACAACATCCTAGCACATACTTGCTCCTTTGAAAAAAGGGTTAAATTTTCTTTGTCATCCGATTCAAAAATATCACCACTTAGTCGATATATGACAAACAGTTCGGAATTGCTTTGAATATCAAGATGATCCAATATGGCCTGTTTACTCACTCCGGTTTACTCCCGGCGGAATACGTGGAATCCCCATTAAACTTGATTCGTGCGGAGAATGTCTCATCAACTCATTTTCAAGTTCTTGTATACCCTTGAATAATTTAGTACCCATTATTGGAAATCTAAAATCTGGGCGTTCCTCATACTCATTATTTGGATACACAACCACAGTTTCTAACTCAATATTTGATAAGAAACTTACCAGTTCCCTTTTAGTAAAATATTTACCAAGGGCACCATTGGCCAGAAAATCATCTCGATTTATATCGTAAACAACAAAGATGGTTTTCCCCTTATCATCAGCGAAAAAGCTTTGTAAATAATCTCTTTTTAAGCTAATCATTAGGGTAGTCCAATTAGTTCCTTTTGTTTATCATATCTACCAAGTTATTAAATACTATGTCAAGAGCTTCAATTATGTTCTTTCCATACAAAAGTGGCTTGGTGCAATCAATACCAGTTTCACTCAAACCATACACTACCACATTAGATAAATGATCACCAAGATCACACAAGAACTTGGCCAATTGGTCCTTATTGAAGTAAATCTCACCACCGTCTTCCATATAAGAATCATCAAAAACGTCATATACCACAAAACCCTCACCTTCCACCTTTTCGAGGGTTTTGTGTATTAGATCCAAAAATTGACTTAATTCGTGGATATTTTTTAAAGATGTGGGTGGGGAACTCATTTAGATAAACACTATATCCTCGGGATCAAAACCTTCGCGTTCTGAAATCTCACCCAGACGAATACATTCTCTGTACAAGAAATCATATCCATGGAACTGACCACACCATATCATTTCATGCCAAATGGGGTTTTTGTTATCGTCCATCGCTATAACAGCAAAATTTTTCACGCCAAATTCATCTTCCTCGACACAAAACAAGGCCAAACCCATGGCATTACTGTAGCTTATATCGGCACCATTCTCAAAATCGCGTTCTGAAAAGCACCAAACACCATATCTTTTATCCACGTTACTCTCCTGATTACTTTTCTTCATCTTTTATTATACCATATTTACATCAAATTTAAAAGCTTTAACAAAATCAATATCATAGCTTGTTCCATCTCCTTCCACATCTATTGGAACCACCATAATTTCGACCATATCGGAATGTTCCTTTAAAAAAGATAGTACAAACTTTGTTTCCCGCCTAATCTCCTTGACATGATCATTAAATTCAGTATTTTTCATATTAGGAAACCGTGACCGTGGAATAAACGAATTGATGTTAAATAACATGTCCAAGGCGTTCTCACATAGTAACAGGGGCGTGTCACTTACCCATCTGTGGGTATCCCCACTGGTTGCCGCTAGTGACCTTCCAAGATACATCTCATTGCTTAAATTGTATAAAATAAACCCTTTTTGATGTTCCATTATTCTCACCTAATTTTGTCAAACTAATGGGATGTAAAATCCACAATGCTCAATCGTTGTCGGGGACATTTGACTCGTTTAAATCGAAGTGTGGAGAGTCATGTGCCCACTTGTCAAGAATATTAATAGAGTCAAGCCTATTATGCGGGGAAACTCCCTTAGTGAAATCCCATTCAATACCGTCCAATTTGAGCCCAGAAAACATCTTCGAACTGTGTTTCAACTTTTTACTAAGAACCGGTGCCATTTTTATCTTTGGTATTTCCTTCCACATATCAAACGAATGTCTGAAATCTATCTCAAAAAACACATCCCGTTGCGTCCCATCCCCGGCTTTATTACGTAAATCTGGCCCATAGTACCCCACAGTTGGTACCAACACGACGTTATCCTCACCCAAAAATGCTTGAAACGATGATGTTCTAAGCACGCATCTTGCGGTGTCAATAATATTTTCGTTAATCAGATACCTAGTTTCATCTACCCAGAAAAATGACGGGTGAGTATATGGTGTATATGTCATAAATTTGTCCGTATCTGTGCAAAAAAGAACATAGCCACGCCTGATTTCGGTAACCACTTTAGGCATTACTCTTGCTATGCGTGTTCTTGTCATTATGTTCTCCCTATCATAACTTAAACCCATGCTTGAAATCAAACGTGGCCCGGTCTTCATTTATCATATTCATCGGGATCAACATTATACCATCATCTGGACAGTGGTTTTTCAAAAACTCAAGTATATGATTAGCCGTTTCAAATTCTCTTGCAATAAACCCATCAAGCATGTCCCCTGTTATGGCCAGTATGGAACATCCAGATGTGCCAACCACCCACCGATACGGGCGGTGAAGTTCCGGGTCAGTTTCATCCAAGAGAAACTTATCCTTCTCTGGATTATAGATCACAAAGAACTGTTTAGTCATTTTCCCAGCCATAGCTGATAGCTGCGGTCATAATCCGGTGCATACAGGTTTACTTCATCACTCCCAACTTCCAACAAATCCAAGGGAACTACCATAATATCTTTCCAACTATTTTCCCTTCGTAGAAAATTTATCACCCAAATACACACAGTTCCTATCTTACTATACTTATCGTTATGTAAGTAGCCGATAAATGAACTAATGTTCTCTTGATTTAACGTGAAGAATATCCCATTGCTTGGCATCCATGTAAATGGGCTACCATGCGGTGTTTCCCTCAACATGAACAGAAATTTTTTCATTCCAAGATGATAAATGGCAAACCGTTTTTTTGCTATGGGCGTACTAGTATTCATAATTTACTCTACATTTCACCTGATATCCCGATACACATTACCGTTATATCCGCACCATCCTGCGCGGGATCAAAACCAATAAGTGTTCGTTGATTAAGTGGATCATTATCGCCTGCTACACCTTCACTTGCCTGTTCTTGTATAAACTTTACATAAGCAAAGGCCAACCCAAAATTTCTTTCCACATACACTTCATATGTAAATGCCGTTCTTCGTAGTCTATATGTGGTTACTGGCACTATTACTGACTGTATTCCCTCTTCTGGTGTGATAAATTTTACAATCCTGTTAAATTCTTTTTCATCTGCGGAACCAGTGTTTCTAGTTGATATAAAATAAGCACTCTGGGCTTCCCAAGAAAATTCTCCACCAACCTTCCCATTCACTGTATTCAAAAACTTATCTGTTTCTGTATTGTATAATAGATTACCACGGGCTATCGCCACTCCCTTATCATTCTCTTCCGGCCTTTCAGAAAGGAAAGTATCCTTGTACACCGGTTTGTTGATTTTCACAAGTTTCCCAAGTTTCCTTTTCTTATGTATTCTCTTCATCATGCTCATATTAATTATTAATTATTCTTGATTTTGGGGGTATTGGTCGTGGTCTTGGGGGTGGGGGTGGTCGTGGTCTTGGTGGCCCCGACTTCTTAGACAAGGGGTTGCTCAGTGAGGTGCTTATACTGGAAGACACTATTGCTTCTTCAGGCACACTGCTTTCTTCTATCATTCTTTCATAATACACGTGGAAATCCATTGATTTATTAAAATCTGGTTCAGTGAATCTACCACGATAAGTCATATTCTTAAAATAAGCAAATGGTATATAATTTGGATAATTTTTTGTATATAATTTGCATGGAACTAGCACACAGTGCAGTGACCCAACGAAATTTGATATTGCTTTGTGAAAGTGCCAAACTGGTTTTGGTTCACCATCTGCCTTCAAGAAAAAGTCTTCCGCATCTCTTAAAGTCTCTACCCAGTCGTAAGTTGAATTGTCAATACACCGTAAATACATATCTTTGTTTGTGCAATACAGAGCATACCCTTCGTATACAGAATAGGGAGATTCTGGCTTAGCATCCAATACTTTCTGCTTTATGGGGTATACTCTTTTCTCCTGAACGGCTCCTGTCGGTCGTTTCTTTACCCGAAGACCAATAAAAACTATCACAGATATTACAATGGCAGTCAGCCAAACTTGCCATGTTATCACAACTGTAAACATATCCATAACTAAATCCTGATTCCGTAACGAAAATCAGGCTCCCACACATCAACCATCCTCCCATTTGTAATATACGATGGTTTCAAGTCTCCGGGCACTATCCGTATATGTTGGTATCCAGTTTTAACTATCATTTTCACTACCCCCAGCATTCTAATACCCATACCAGAGCCACCAAGCATCTCCTCACAAACATCAATTTCATCAGGAGGCGGTGTAACCTCAGATATCTCAATCATGGAACGTACCATGGTGGTAAGAAAATCAATTTCCATATCAGTAAAAAACTGAAATGTGTCCTTTCCATCCCAAGACTGAAGCATATCCTCTCCACCCCAAGTATACACGCCCTCTGGTAACTGTAGAGATAAATGAGCTTCTTTATCCATATGATAAAGGGTATAAGTGTTGTCCGAGGTTTCTTTAACCCACGTATTTGGAATAAATGTCATTGATTTCTCTCTAATTTTCGCGTCTTTGTCAAATGCCATTATAGCTTAATCCCAGTACAAAATCCAGATTACAAATGCAATCCCCCAATATCGTCTAAATTAGCAACTGCGAAGGACACGCTCAGTATATGATCAACTGAGATTATATTAACCCCTTCCCTAATTCTCACAAACTTGAAGGGAACAAACATTCCGTGTTTTCCATCCGGGTTTTGTGATATGAAAGTAGTTAACTTATCAGCTTCCTTTCCTTTAAAACTAATCCATGTAGTGATTACTGGTTTATCTACCCAAGCAAATCCCCATAGGTGCTTTTGCTCTACTTCACTAAATTCCTTAATGGTGGGTGGTGGTTCAGTCAAATACTCTATGGTGAGATACTTCTCGTTAACCGGATTATACCAAAGATAATCATCAGTTAAGTCAAGATCTTTTATCATTGCCATGGTGCTATGTCACTCCATGGGAAAGTTCGTCTAAAGTCGTGGACTACATGTACCTCAATAATACTTACCTTGCCATCTATTGTAGAGGCGTCAACTACCCGACTATAATACACACTGGGCACCATGAAACAAGAAGAATATGCTTCTTTCCCAACAAATGATTGAATATCATGGGCAAGCACAACCGAAACAAGACTATTATCAACATCTTCACTCATAAACAAATTGATTGGTTTCTCTCTCCAACATAGTTGCGGGGACTCACTGTAATACGACAAATACCGCTCAGTCTCTGTACTATACAGCACATATCCTTTCTGTATCACCAGTTCCCGACCAAGAGGAATGTGGTCCACTACCCTTATCTCCGGCTCTCGCATAGTTTGAACCCCTGACGGTTTTGTAATAGAGATTGTGGGTTTCATAACTCTCTCTTAAATATGGTCAATGGGGTGGTGTGTATGTGATCAATGTCTATGAATATCTCCCGATGGCTCTCAGGTATCAACTCAGACGACGGGAACCCCCGCCCACGGACTAATTGACCCAATGCATAGATCAACCCACGTCGGTTATAAACGTCTGCGTGGAAGTACATACAGTTCACTATAATGCAATTATCAATATGATTCCAGACAAAATCAGTCATGGGTATTTTAAACAGTAGGTCTTCTCGTAGAATTGGTTGATCAGTAGTTCTTAGAAATATATTCTTTGAAAGGATGGATAATGTTTCATCAGGAATAAGCATAAGTTTATCCTTTTTCCACGCAAATTCTAGACGCCCACAATTACTATCCGCACATTCATCATCGGCTTCAAATTCACGGCATAGGAACGTATCCTGCGAAGCATTGTAGATTGCTACACCTTTACGCTTATAGTCAAAAGGCTTTAGTCTTTTATCTGCTACTACAAACTCATCTGTACCTAAATCCAGTCTCATAGTTTTTACTTATCACCCGCCGTCATCATACTGCACCTGAATGCATTAATAAAATTCAAATCATTAATAATTGTTTTGTCTTTGCCGCTGGTGCCAGTATCTCGGTCTATTGGGACAAGCATAATCTCTTCCCATACACTAGTACCCTTCAGGAACTTAAGCATATCTCTAATTAGAAAATTTAATCTACTTTGATCAGTCTCTATATCATGAATATGATGCATTGTAATCAACATGTGGCGAAGACCCACCGGCAACTTATCCCCCCACATAAAAATAATCGACTCCCCCGGTGGTGAAACCGTAACAACATTTGACCAGAACAAGAATTTATCTTGTTCTGGATGATAAATTGTAAATTGTGGTCTAAACTTGAAAACCATTTGTAAAATCCATAACTCTATCATCACCACCACGCATTACAGGGAAAAACCAGATATCTCTCCAGTTGGTAGTACGTTTTACAAAGTCGTATATGTCCCTTGTCATGTCATCCATTTCAACAACTATTGGCAGTGAAGCAATTTCTGGTTCCGTGTATCTTCCATAAACATACAATGAGTGTATTGCTCCTAATTTTTTTACATCATCGTCACCTAAGAATAATCTGCGTCCACCTGTTAATTCCTCAACCCATTGGAGATTAGGATAATCTGCGTCCTTACGTTTAATCATGAGAAACGTCTCATCAATAGAATCCCAAAGGTTGTATAATTTTATGTGAATTTGAATCCCCTCACAAAATCCAAATGTTCTGGTAGTTCCTCACATGAGGTGTGACCGTGGTACTGGCTCCCAACAACAGGAACAACTATTACTTTCCGCCACATTGCCTTTTTAGTAAGAAAATTGATTAACAATTTATTCACGATTCTCTTAGCCAAAACATCCACCTCAACTGTCACTAGCATACATTGAAACTTCTCAATATATTCAATATTATCCAAAGACAAAAGAAGATAGTTAGTAAGCGGCTTCTTTTCCCATAGAATCCGGTGGTCTATCTCACTGACACGCAAACACCTGTCATTTTCAGGATCATATACAACCCAATGTGACGAAAGCCAATGTGATGGTGTACGTGTCATAATAGATTCCTATTCACAGTGTACTCTTTCTCGTCAAAGAAAAACGACCGCCGGAAATCATATTCAGCACTAACAAGTTTATGTGAATCACTGTTTGATATAACTTTTCCAAATACACACAGGAAATTCTGTCTAGGCCAATTGTCCCCCTCAGTTTTTTGAAAGAATTCCATGATACGTGTGTGTCTTTCCTCGCTTGTTTCTAAATCATTGTTCAATACCACGTATCCGGTTATGGAAGCCCAACTCAGGTATAATCCTGTTTTACCCGGAACGGTGATATTATCTAAAAACTTTTCTTTGTGCAAACTGTAAAGAAAATACCCAAGATATGTGTTATGCCACGCTTCTTGAATCGTTGCTGTATTCAGAAACTGTTCCACTTTTCGTGTTCCTGTTCCCGGCGATATCCTCCGATTCATTTGGCCTTACCCCCCGGTGCTATATTTTCCCTTCGTATTCTGCAACGATAATAGACATCGCCCACATCCTTGCTGGTCTGTCCATGTAGAAGTTGGTTGCGGCATAGGTTTTATACCTTTTGGATATGTCTCTGTCGCCCCCACAAATCCAGCACCAAAGGTCTGCCCTCAACCGCCACCACCAGAATCGCCGTTCGTACTCGGCGTCAAGTTGTTCGTCTGTTTTTTCTTTACTCATTGTTTTTAAGTCCATTCAGTATCTTCTTCAATACGTTAGATGACACGTCATCAAGTTCATCTTGAAACCTGAATGCATTAATGAAATTAGCGTTCATAAAAAATCCACGGTGCCGACCAAACATGGTGTCATGAATAAATATTTCAACAGGAACTAATAAACATGCGTGAATTTCACGACCTACGTAACCAACCATTTTCTTCCAACTGAACCCTGAATTACGATGACCACTTCCGTTTATAAGTAGGCATGAAGTAGAATCTGCCCATTTATAAAAGATATCATAACCATCATGCCCGTTCCATTCCTCTTCCACTGATAGATATTTTTCTGTGTTGGTGTTAAAAAGAACGAGACCAGTCTCCATTTGTTCATATTTTTGTGGCATTTTCGTGAGCATAAATTCTTTTTCTGGAATAAAGGCAACCATTTTACCTAGAATATTTTCAATTTTAGATATGCCCCATAACGTAAATTCAATGGCACCGTAGAACAATAAACCGAAACCAACGACAAAGAATGTCAGATCTCCTATTTTCTTGGTTTCAATTAGAAAGTCTAAATAACCCAATAAATCAATCATAATCCTGCCATAAATAATTGTAAGGCTAAGAGAAGAGTGGAAAGCATCATCATTATGATCGGGTACAAAAGTAATAATACATAACACACGACCACGAAAACAATGAAATAGAACAGCGTCTTCAATAACCAGATGAAAAACCCACTGAATAATTGAATAACTACTCCAATTACAAGAATTGCAAGAATTGCAAGAATTACAAACATTGATCCTGATATTTCCATATCAATTCTCTAATAACACTGTTATCACCATTATACAACAATTAATTCTTTATTACAAGCATAAATTATAAGGAATTTACGGCATTTATACGGAATTTTTTATTGTATCCAAAAAATTAAATGCATTAACGAAATCAACCTTAACATATACTTCAACATAATCAATTCTAAGGTCACCAACATACGACACAGCAGGGATTAACATACATCCATGCAAGTCAATATTCATAGAGATATATTGACTCTGTGCTAACCTTAACATTCTTTCTTCAATAGGGTCTTCAAGTATGGTACCAGCAAATACTACATTTTGAGGTATATTAAACCATTGCCATCCTTGACTTTTCCTTGGGTCCATTCCCTCACTTAAATACTTATTCGTGGCTGGATTAAATATAACATACCCATGACAAGGTTCTCTACTCTCTACTTCAGGCATATGTTCCAAAATCACTCTCTCAAAACTCATATTCCAAATCCATTCACAAAATCTAATCCTTGCTCTATCCATTCATCTGTGTAAGAAGCACCAACTTGTTTGATGGGAATAATTATCAAATCCTTATCAAAGCTATTCAATACTAAAAATTGGGCAACGTTGTGGGCAATGCTTCGTTGATCTACAGGTACCAATTCATCAAGGACTGTATAGCAGATATGATCAATCAAAACATCTACACCACTAGAACTCAAAATGAGATAACGGCTTTCCTCTACCTTAGTCCATAGAAAATTATAATATGAATTGCCATTGCTATTGCTCCATTGCTTCTTGCATAGGATATTGTCTTGGCGTGTATTATATAAAGCAAACCGTGGTTTTAACATATTCCACCACCCACCGTTATGTTATAAGTATGGCCAGAAAAAAATCAGCAGTAAGCATGATACTATTCCGTTCTTGGGGGTTGAACAATACCGCGCATTATACGCAGGGACCATCCATTTTCAGCACACCAGTCAACAATGAAGTCTTCCGAACAATTGCTGAAAAAACAATTCCCAAAATCTTCTACCTGTCCCCAAAACACGTCACCGGCATCAATTATGATCGTGTGGTGTTCTAATTCTTCCTTAGTTCGCCACAAAGGACTCATTCCACCCTCAGTGGCCTCAAACCGCGCATCAATCTCTTCCTTCGGTAACGAGGAACACTTGACACACATCTCGCCGCCTTTACTGTCATTAGAAGAACTGGAACCAAAGATGATACGGTTATTCACCATCACCATGACATTCTCTTCTTCACAGATAGGGCAGATGTATACGCTCTTACAGACATCAATGGTCACAACCTTGCCGTGATCACCTTCAAGCCCAAACTCTTCCAAACCCCTGTCACGCACGTCTTCATCCAACACGGGCATATTAATCTTACGTGTTTCATCTGACACTTCAATCAACTTATACTTATCCACGTTCTTTCTCCTATAGCCAAACACTAATTTTAACACCATCAGAACCAAAAATATTAAATAAATTGGTAATGCTTTGGTGGTCAACTTCTATCTCACCATCTTCCTGAACAAATCCAACAATCTTAACGTCCTCAAACTTAATATTCATATACAATAGGAAGGTAATAATAAAACTTTTCTCCACCAACCTATATCTCCTGTTAGGAGAGGGCTCATCAGATAAACGCAAATTCGGTTCCCAAAGATTACCAACATCCTTTTCCTTCATCCGAACATACTTATCGTGAGAAACCACGTATATAAAATTTCCAATTTCGTTAATCATTTTATTGTACCAAACTTAAAGGCATTAACAAAATCAAACTCTTTATATCCCATTGTAGAATACACACTAGGAACAATTACCACACCGTCCAAAATTTCATTCACAGCTCGATATATAGTTAACTGCCGCGACGTTATATTTACAGAAGATCGACCATGATTAATTATCAACGCCTGCACCACATCAACATCTTCTTCAGAAAGAAAATAAATGAAAGATGTAATACTCTGTTCCCACATAGATTCGGTTGGATATCCATTATCACCTAAGTACACATCCTCTATAGAATTCCAGACAATATACCCCTTCTCCGTGTGTTCATCCCTTTTATGCTTTTCTTGTTTATGGAGTTTCTTAATTATCTTCTGGATACCGTCCCTAATACCAATATTCCCCCTTACCAACTTAGCAGCAATTTTATTCACCCCAGTTCGCTGATGGGTAGATTGAGTCATCACTTAGTCCCATTAAACTTAAATGCATTAACAAAGTCAAGCTTTGGTTCTAATCCCGTATATTCCACACAAGGAATAATCAGCAGAGAATCAACCACCCCCCGCATCGTATTAAGGAAGGATATATCCAAACCTACTATTATTTCCTTTTTGTTGTGTGAAATTATGTCCTGTATTGAATCAATGATATCTCCAGAAATAATAGTGAACTTATCAATATCCCACACCGCAACAATTTCGTCTATATACACATACATTTCCCTTTCTATATCAAAAATAACATATCCCTCTTTCTTGGATATTTCCTTAACAATATCTTCAATGGCTTTACCAAGGGAACCAATACCACCGATAGAAGCAGCAGCTTTATCCACAATATCATACCAATACTCAGCCATCACTCAGCCTCATCAAACCTAAATGCATTAACAAAATCAAGCTGTACTTCTGTGCTTTTCTTTTTAAAATGGATACACGGAACAATTAATATGTACTCCAGTTCCAGTTGTATGATCGGAACCATGGCTTCCAGTGATGTATCTACTAGCAGGGGCTGGCATTCATCCACTAACAACTCATTTAATATTTCAATTCCTTTATCCGGTATAGAAAGCCAACCAGTTGTATCCCAATACACATAATTGTTAACCAGATTTGCATTCAAATACTTCTCATACCTTGTATTGTATACAATACAGCTACTTATATCAGGATTTACGACATACGCTGATCTCATATTCTTTATTATGTCACCTATTGATGTCATTACTCGGCCCTAGCAAACTTAAATGCATTAACATAATCAAGCTTTGGTTCTTCACCCTCATATTTCACACAAGGAATGACCAAAATAGAATCAGCCATGTCAAACATAAACTGGAACAACGGAAACAACAATGGGATTAATGCAAGACTCGGTGTCCCCCGCCATACCCAATCTCGTAATACATCAATAGTTTCTTCTTCAATAGAAGAAAACTTATCAGCGTCCCATCGTAACTCGTCATCAACAAACAGATAGGCGTCTAAATCCATATGTAATAGAACATACCCTTTCTCTACATTCATCCACTTCATACCATTTATTATGTCACCTATTGATTTCATTGTAAGTTTTCCTGACAATATTTTACGAAACGCATGTATCTGGTTGCTACTGTTATTGGGTTGGTACCATACATTCTGTGTATTTCTACATTAGTTAATTCTTCTTGTACACGCTGCCTTCCTGCCTCTGCCGCTTTAGGTGAAGCTCTGTCAAACATCTGTTCCAGAAAAATGGCATCAGTGAAATCAACATTAAAATAAAGGTCTCTTTCCTGTTCGTCCAAGGGGATAAACACCATCTTTGATTCCATTCTCTCAAATTGATGCAAAGAGAGGCGTTTCATCATAAACTTGAGCCAAGCTATTTCTGATTTCACGTCTTTAATTTTATCATAGTTTCTCCATGCCTTGAGCCATGTTTTCTGCAACAAATCCTCAGCCTCAAGTTCCCCCTTTATCCAGTGGGCATATCCGAGTAGTTCTGAAGAATGCTTTTTCACCATTTCGGTGAATTTCTGCTCTTTCACTGCATCCATCCATTTCAATAAATTACTCATTATTCAGCCTCGCCAAATGGTTTTCAATTTCTGCGTCTGTTCATTACCTCTACGGTAGTAGGGGCTTGTTTCCGAATAAAATCCACGAAAGTTTTTTCATTGGTGGATGTGATGTAGAAAATGTCATCTTCAACATCAGAGATAATTACTTCAACATTTGCTTTATTAAAAACATTTTCAACAGAATCTTTGGCCATAGAATAGGCGTCCTCTTTGCTTTCACCCTGAGTGTAAATGAGCATCATCGGGATTTCAACGGCGTACCCCTCACCACTTCTAATCAATTCGCATTTGATACGTGTAAATGTTTTCTCTGATTTTTTCATTTTGTATTCCTCTGTTAGTTTGTATTCAGTAAATTACTTATTGTTCAGCCCTATCAAACCTAAATGCATTAACATAATCAAACTGTGGCTCTTCGCCCTCGTATTTTACACAAGGAACAATCTGTAAATGAGCCACCCAGATCACCACAGCATGATACAAATCTACTTGATAATCAGATGCTACCGTCAGGATGGTGTCAGAACCCGTATATAACATCTCCTGCAACATCTCTATATCTTCTCCATCAATGACAACAAAATGCGCAATATCCCAACCAATAGTATCATCATCCATAGACAGATACTTATCATCATCCATATGCCAAATGACATACCCCTCAACCTTATTGATCTCCCTATTAATATCAGAAACAATCTCAGCATTATGCCTAACAACACGGGCATCATCCACGACATCATTCCATCGTTCTTCCGGGGTCAGCAGTCTCTTTTCATATTTCTTCTCAGTATGACTCATCTTCCGGCTCCATCAAACCCAAATGCATTAACAAAGTCAAGCTTTGATTCTTCACCCTTATATTTCACACAAGGAATGACTTGTACCTTATCAACATCATTAAACACACCTAGATACAAATTCCTCTGCCTCTCTGTTGTCGAGACCGGCATCTCTCGCTGGAACACCCTTTTCCATAACAATTCTTGTAACGCCTCCATATCTTTTTCACTGATCAAGTAAAAACCAGCAGTGTCCCAACCAATATGGCCATTATCCACAAACAAATACTCTTCCTTTTCCACATGCCAAATAGCATACCCTTCCCTTTTGTTAATCTCTCTGTTAAGGGGAAGGTGAAGAGCACGCGTCTCTTTATTAATATCAACAATATCAGCCATCCATTTTCTCATATTTTTAATGCTCATGAGTACTTAATCGGCAACTTGCCGCTCCTGCTCTTTATACCAAATGCACACTGCCAATTAAACTCCTGATAAATAAATAAAACTTCCCCCACTATTGATTCATGGGATTTACAGGGAACCAGCACCACTTCATCCCCCTTTTTTAATAAAGATAATATCCGCTGACCATTAAGAAGTGGATGCGCGGCATCAAGATCTTTCCCCCATAGTTCATTCTCTCCCCATGATACATAGGCATGATCAACATGAATAATCAAATCTTTTTCATGTTCAACCCACCCATGTTTATCACTAGCAAATAGCTCAGTGTCTAAATCATAAAGCAAAAACCCATTAAAAACGGCAATTATATCAGAGGGCGGCATATTGTCTATAAACGTAATAACCGTTGTCCCAGTACTAAAAGTAACTGCATCAACCGTGGCCCTTACCTTTATTTTATCCCGTAGGGTTCTACTTTTCTCTTGTCCTGCAATTGACATTTACAAATCCTTATAATTTATGGCTGAAGTATAGATTGATTAATCAGCAACTTGCCACTCTTACTCTTTATTACAACTGCCCATTTCCAATCAAACTCCTGACAGATATATAAATTACCAGTAACCCTTGACTCATGGGATTTACAGGGAACCAGTATTATTTCATCTCGTTTATTCAAGAGGTCCAACGCCGTTGCGTTATTAAAGTATGGACTTGGCCCCCAATCCTCACCAGTCATAAAATAAACATCCTCACCATCACCCTCAAGCAGAACATTCTTTACTCGTTCTTCCCATTCTCCTTCAGCACCAGCAAATAAATCAGTATCTAAATCATAAAGCAAATATCCAGAATAATAATTATCACGTACATTAACAGGCAGCTTATTAACAAACCTACAAGCTATACCACTGCTCATAGTAAAATTCCCTTTCTCCATTTCATACATTCCATCCCTTTCCTCCATTTCCCTAATAAGATCCCCTATAGTTTGTGGATTGCTCATAATTACATAATCGACAACTTGCCGCTCCTGCTCTTTAAACCAAATGCCCGGTGCCAATCAAACTCCTGATAAATAAATAGATCATCATCAATCGCTGCCACATGGGATTTACAAGGAACCAACACCACTTCATCCCCCGTTCCTAATCTTTGTAATGTAACCACACTAAAACGTGGGACTGCTTCACCAGCAGGAAAACTAACGTCACCACCGTCAATTAGGATATTCTTTACTCGCTTCTCCCATTTTCCATCAACACCAGCAAATAGCTCAGTGTCTAGATCATAAAGCAAATACCCATCATAAACAACACCCCCAACAGGCATCTCATTTACGAAGTTCTCAATTCTCTCTTTCGCACTCTTCCCAATTCCACGATAACTGGCACCCTGTACAGCAGCGATATAACATGTATCAATTGGAACCCCCACTAAATGGCGATTAGCAATGGCAGTAAACTTATACTCGGCATCTTTATACTTGTTATATGACATCAGTCGTCACCATCTTTCCAGTTCCACGGCCTCCACCTTCGACCTTGAAGGCCATCTATATAAACCAACTGATCCCAAACCGTACCGTCTGAGTTCGCTGTCCCTGTGAGTCCACATTCATTACAGATCGGTACAGACCAACATGTGGGGCCTTCCCACGTTCTGCAACAGGGACAGTTTGCCGCCTCGTGCCGAATGTCAGGGCTGTGGCATCTTGGACAGGGCGTCTGGCCACCGTGCTGATAATCACAACGACTTTCATGAGCCTTGAACACCGAGCCTTTCTTGAAGAACTCCCGGCAGAACTCACACCGTTTTATGGAATCAATATCCTCACCGCTATCAATCCAGTGAAGTTTACCCTCGATACTCCATAGTCCCATTGATTCACTCATCACTATTCTCTCCTTATAATTTATGGCTGTAGTATACCTTACTTATTCTGTAAATACAACCTGTAAATTACATTCTTACTACCTATTAGCTATAATGATTAGCTATACTCTTACATGGGTCTTAGCTACGTTGTAAATGGTTCGGTAAATGACCCTATACATACATTCGTAGTCCCATTGGTAGTTCCTCCGGTAGTCAGAGGGTTAGTCAAGGCTATAGCGAAAGGGTTAGTCAATCCTTTAGTCAAGTCTTTACTATGGTTGTAAATGAACTGTTAAATATGGCTGTAAATGCCATTGTAAATGGGGTCTTAACTGTGGTTGTAAATGGAGCTGTAAATCGGCTCTTAAATCGGCTCTTTCAGCACCCTGTGGCCACTATACTAACGCGTGCGTTAGCATTAATTGATATTTGAGCAATTTTTGGGCGTGTACAGGGTGAGAAAATATCTAATAAATTATAAGCTCATAAATTATAAGGGATTAAATTGTGTCGAAGAGTGGAAAATTGTGGGTAAAGGTGGATATTGGTTTTTCAATGATAGTAAGGTCTGTCCTCACGACAACCACAGTTTCGCGGCTGGAACCCTTAGCACAGTTCCCCGCCATTGTCAACCATGGTTGTTGACAATTTTTTACTTGACAACCATCGTCAATTGTGGCAACCGTTTTCCGTGGTTGTCCCTATCACTCTATGGCCTGTGGGCAGTTAGGGAGCATTTTAACCATGGTTGTGGTCGTACCACACTTGACAACAATTGTCAAGATTATTTGAATAGTTGAGTATTTTAGTCAGGTATTATTTTACCTCCTTAGCACATTTTACGATGGTTGTCAAGTATATTAATTGTATAAAAGAATGTAAATAACTTGACAAATCCTTCGTTTTCATATAGGGGTATTAGACCATGTATAAAAGACTGGATCAAGCGCTATTCTTTTTTACAAGTGATTTATTTTCATGTTGGCCCAAACAACCATAGTTAGAATTCTCTTGACAATTTGACTGTAAAATGCTTGGGGCTTGGCATTGTGGAAAAATTCATCGGGCCATTGTAGCCTGATTAATGGCCCAAAGGGTTCGTTGGTATCACAACCATGGTTGTATGGTATAAACCGCCCTGAGAGCACCTGAAGCGTTGCATACCCCACGCTGATCTAGCAATTAAGTTCGGCCCAAACCATCATACCATACAACCATGGTTGTTAATGCTTGACATACTGTAAAAAAGATTGTATAATAGGCTGGTGGTTGGGGGCACGGAGGCTTGCACGATGGCCCAGACTGTGCTCCAGTGTGTTAACCGTGTACTATGGTTGTCTATGGACAGTCTATAGTATCCCATGGTGACAGTTATCTCGAACTGTGGTTGTAATGGTGGCCCAAATATGCTATTATAAAAGAACTTTAGGCCCAAACAAAAGGGTATGAAATGAGAATATTGATAGTTGCAACCATATTATTGCTATTAGCCGGTTGTGCTGACACTGTAACATTCGCGCAAGCTGCTAATATGGCCCCAGTGGGGTTTTTACATGGACTTTGGCATGGCCTGATCTTTGGTTTTGCTTGGTTCTTTTCATTGTATGCAGATAGTATATCAATTTATGCCATTTACAACAATGGTGGTTGGTATGATTTCGGGTTCTTTCTCGGAACATCAATCACCTTTGGTGGTACAGGTATTACTGTAAGAAAGTAATTCAGCAGGTATTGATTATGCGTAGCACTCCGAACAGCTATCACGTTGTACGAGATAAGGAAGGGTTTGTTCTTTAC